ATATAAAATTATTATTTTAAACTATTATATTAGTATATCTATAAACTAATGATTTTACACACGATAATATGTGTAAAATCAAGTGTCCCATTTTATAAAAAAAACTACTGTAATATTATAAAAAATAAACATATTTCATGTTTATTTTTAAGATGTCTTATTCTAAAAATCTGGGTGTAATACTGTAATTAAAATCTTTATTCATAATGTATATATTCTTCGAACCATTTTGGTATTTGTCTATTCTTCCATTTATGTAAATGTTTTTTACCATAGAAATAATAGTTTCTATATGCGTTAATAGATTCTTTTTCTTTATACTCGTCAGGCATAACTTGTAAGGGTTCTGTAAAACCTATATCTTCTATCGGATGTAAATTTACTGTAAGTTCATCAATATAAGGTTCGCATTTATGAGTTTTATTATAACGATATGTATATTCTTTACATAGTTCTTTACCTAGAGAACACAACCATTTGTAGTTTGATAAACTAGTTCTTGTCCAGATACTAGACGGATGATTCTTATGAGTCAATTTATACATTGGTTTATAAGAAGAATTTGTTAAATGATGTGTGGAACATAATAATTGACATGTTTCAAGTATCATTTTTACAGCATGTGTATCTACATGCATTTTAGCACATTCTTCGGGATCTAAATCTAAAAAGAATATATTCATTACAGTTTGAACTTTTTATTCAAACATTGAAAAATATTTCAATTTTCAATTTTCAATTTACAATAGTCACTAGTATTTTTATGTTAGCAGAACATATGGAAAGAAAAACGCGTACTAAACAATCAAAAATATACTAACCTCATCTTTTAAGGATGTCAAATATTATAATACCCTGCTAGCAATAACATCATTAAATATAGTAAAAATATTAAAATATATCTAGATATTTAAAAAATGAAAAAGCATCTTTAAATCAAGTAGATTTTTAGATGTCTCATTCTAAAAAATCTAGGTGTAATTATTAGTTACCAATCTTTTTAAACTTTCAGGTATCGTTTCCATATTTACTTTTTTAAAAACATTAATATTAACTAATTTTTTACAGACTTCAATACCTTCAAAGTCAATATTCCAATCCGATAATTCAAGTCTTTTTAAGTTTTTAAATTTTTCCCAATTGACTTTCGTAATAGTATTTTTTGTATTTAAGATATATAATGTTTCTGTTTTTGTCAAAGATGGAGGATTGATTTTATCTTTAAAAGTACAATAGTTAAAAAATACTGTCTTAGGCCATTCAAATATCCAATAATGTGGATTACAAGAATATGTAACTGATATCATGTTTAAAGTTCTAATATGTTGACATGAATTAATAGATAAATTATATAGATTATTAATCAAAGGTCCGATTGTAATATATTTCAAATAACCGTATTTATAAAAAAGATTTTTCAAATATTTACAGCTTAAAGTCATACTCAAACTACCTTTATTATCAGGTATATATTCCATAATAATATATAATATACAATCTGGTATTCTATTAAAAGACATTTATTCTGAAATCTAATTAATTATATAAATTCATTTTTAATTTTAAAATTTATATAATAATAAATAAATAATGAAAAAAATTATTGGAGCAAAAGATTCAAAAAAACCAGCAGGAAAAAAACCAGGAAAACCTAAGACAGAAACTCCAGCTCAAGTTACATTACCATCTTTAAGTTCTGTAGCTGCTACGATTACTGTAGTTCCGAGCGGAGCTCCTGTTGAACCAATTGATGTTACAGATGAAAGATCTTTTTTATCACAGATAGAGAGACAGACTACCTTTACCGATATTAAAAATACATTAAATATATATGCGAATAGGTTTGATAAAAAAGGTTTAGTCAAAACAATATTAGATAAATTTAATACTGCTGAAGCGGTTAGATATATAATTTATTTGTTTTTAAGTCAAACCAAATTAGATTTAGAAGGTTATTATAACAAATTTTTAAAAGAGCCTGACGAAAAATTGTTTTTCAATGAATTATTGCAAGAACCCAACTTTACCGAGTTTAAAAGAAAATTGGTAAATATGAAATTTATATTTCCTGAATATGAAAAAGTGTTTGAAGGATTAATTAATAATTATAACGACGATATAATATTGAAGTATATTATAAAATTATATATACCGCAATATTCTTTAACTTTACAAGATTTTTATAATAAGTTTTTACAAGATCCTAAGGAATTTTTGGTCTTAAGAGAATTAAGAAAGCTATTCTATAAGATTCTCGAAGTTTATAAATTAGGTTTTGGAACCGACACGGAGTATGAAAAAGTCAAAGAACAACTTATATTGTTTGGGAATACATATCCAAAATATAATGAAATATTAAATACTATTTTAACTGATTTAGACGTTAAGAATAAAAAGTTTCTATTCAAGTTTATTAAAGAGTATATGAAATTTACAGACTTGACGTTACAGGATTTTTATAATCAATTTAAACGGGATACAATGGTTAAACTTGCTCTTTTAAAAAAAGAACCTGTTGTTATAAAAACAACTCCTATTGAACCAATCTTATTAGAACCAACAATCATTAAACCAGACAGATATCTGTCTGGTATTGATAAAACCAAAGATACTGACAGTTCTATTAAAGATTGCATGTATATATTTTCGACTATTCCGTGGTTAAAGGAAAAAGTTAAAAAAGTATATATATCAAAAGCAGACACTGATATAAATGATTATATTATAAGTGTTGGTACTGCGAATGTAGATACAAAACTATCTAACTATATGGTTGATAATATAGTTCTTTTTGTAAATGATATGCCGTGGTACAGAACAAATAAAAAATATTTAGAACTTCAATGTAGTAATAAGTACTATAAAGTTCAAGATGGAGACGTTTTAAATATATATAACAGAAAAACTAAAGAATTATTTGTGAATTTTCGAATAGCATTTGAGGTCGAAGTTGAAAATGGAATAGACGAAAAGACTGGGGAGATAATTGATAATAAAGAAGTTGTTGGTATAATTTTACAAGACGAAGATTTATTTAGCGATGAAGTTAAATTCTTTAAAAATAAAAATAAAACTCCTTTAGATATAATAGAAGATATTTTCAAAGAACATGTCACGGAAGATTCTAAAGAAAGAGCAATTATGATATTAAATAAAGTTTTTAATGGTATTGCTAGTGAAAATTATATCAAAGAAGTTATTAATATTTTAGCAGAGGACAGTCCAACTGTTAAAGATTTAGTTAAAAAGGTAGGGGATATATATATTTATCTTTATCCGTCGGGAATAGAATCTATTAGTTTTAAAACATTCAGAAAACATATTGAACTAGGACAGTATAGTCCTGAAGAATTAACAAAATTGACTTATATAGAAAAAGTACCAGAAATATTCGGCGAAGATAGCAAGGTAGATAAGAAAACTCAAAAGGAAATAAAGAATGATCTACGCGGTAGCTTTGAAAATTTTATTGAAGATTTTGGGGATGATATGTATATTAATAGAAATATTTATTCTAAGTATAAAAGAAGATCTGAATATAGACATGGAGACAGATTTCGTTATAAAATTAAAAAACAACTTAAAGACTGGAGGCACAATTGCGAAAACTTTAAAGATTATGGTATAATTGGAAGAATGGATCAAATATTAGATATTATGAATTTAAAAAAGATAGAATTCCAAGAAGCTAAAAATGTTAAAGATAAAGACTATGGTTTATTACAAACTCTAAATGAAGAAATTAAACAATTACGTTATGAATATTCTGTTCTTTCCAGAGATGTTGATCATAAACTTAAAAAAATACCATTGGATTATCTAGGTTATTATTTAAAATATACAGAAGATGATAAAACTTATTGTTTAAACTCGGAAGAAATATATGAAAATATCCAGAAAAACATATTAACAAATCCACACACAGGTAAAGAACTTGAACCCGAGTTGATAGAAAAGATTAAAAAACTATATAAGCTTAAAAAACCTATAGAAGAAACTCCTATAATACAGGATCAAAATACACAATTAACTCTAGCTCCTGGATTATTAGATTTATTAAGACTTGATATTAATAGATTAAATGAATTAAAAAATGTTAAGAATACATTAGCAAGGTATGATGGTTGTCAATGTAAAAGACATTACGAAGATGGTCAGGAAATTGTAGAATATGACGACGGAGAAATAGAGGAAGTTGAAACAGATGGTAATTATTATCAAGATGATTACAATGGTTTAAACGAAGATATTTTGGACGAGCAAAAAGATGGTATAGAAGAACAGCCTGAAAATCTTGAAGATGGTACCCATATTTTAGACGAAGACCATAACGAAAGTTTTGAAGATGATACTCGCATGTTAGATGAACAACAGGAAGATGGTGCTGATATTTTAAACGAAGATCTTAAAGAAGATAATGATGATTATACACCAGATACAGATTATGATACGGATACTGATACCGATACTGATACTGATTACTACACAGATGATGATACAGATCAAATAAATGCGAACATGGTTAATCTTGCTGAAGGAGATAAAGGTAAAAATGTATGCGAGAAATGCTTGAATCCAATAAAAGGGAAAGGGTTTAAAAGTATTAAATGGGATCCTGATAATAAAGTTCCATGTAATGTAGTATTTTGTTCTATCAAATGTATAGAAGATTTTCATTGGAAAAAATATAAATATAATAAAAGAAAACCTAAACACAAAAGTAGGAAAAGTAATTAAAAAAACTGGTTTAAAACCACACTTTGCAAAATGAATAATAATTATTTTAAAACTGTATTTACAGGTTTAAAATATTACTTTATACACAAAAACGATAAAAATATCATTTTTTGATTAAATTTTTAAAACATTATTGTTTTTAAAGTACGTATTTACACCCTTGAAGATTTAAAATGCCGGTTTAGGTATTTAATCTTTAATTCAAGGTTGGATACAGCAGTCCATGTAAATTTTGGGTGGTCTAATAATTAAAAATAAACTATTAGGGAAT